GGTGGCCGACGCTGGGCGAAGGCGGCCCCGTGTGGAGCCTGGGCCGAGGTGGTGGCGGTGGGCTCGACGCCCGAGACCTGGATCGGTCGAGGTGGCCGAGCTCCGGGTGTGATCCAATGGTGGACCCGCGCCCGCACGTCGGCGGCCGTCTCGAAGCGCCTGGCGACGACTAGACTCAAGGTCCTGGTCCGAGGCCGGGCGGTCGCCGGGCATGGGACCGTCACCGGATATGGGCGGTGGGACGTGGAGAGCCCGAGGTGAGCGGTGGCGATTGACCAGCCGGGGCTCGAGGTGCGCCTGGCGGCCCTGATCGCGGCTCACGAGCAGGCCCGCGACGACGCCCACCAGCCAGGCCACGCCGGGCTGGACCACGGACGACCACCACCAGACAACGACGGGGAGCTAACGGCGGACACCGTGGAAGAAGTGGTTTTTGACCTCGAGCTCGTGGTGGCTCTGCGGGAGGCCTGGCCGCACGTCCACCGCCAACAGCACGGCTCCCACGACCAGGACCGGGCCGACGCGAGGGCCTGGCTCGACCGCTGGGCACACCTTCGCCGACGCCTGGCGATCTGGCCTGTGAAGTGACCCCGCAGACCGCCGAAGTCCTCGAATCGTGCGCCTTCGAGCCCGTCCCCGTGGACGCTATGGCCGTCCGCCTGGCCCTCTCACGACAAGACGTGGTCTCAGCGATGAGCGCTCTCCAGGCCCTGCGCCTCGCCTGCATCAGCGGCGATATCTGCCGCGCTACGCCCTCGGGGGTCCAGCATGTCAGGGAGGGCCGAACGAGGGGCCTGGAAGACGATCGGCGCCCGCTGTCGCAGGCTAAGCCAGGGCGCCCGATCGGTACCTGGCTCCGGGCCCGCAACGAACTGGACCGCCTGGGGTGGTTCGGGCTCCATGACTCCGCGGGCTACGTGGCAGTCTGCGGGTCCAGGACGGTACAGGCGGACAGTCCCGAGGGGCTGCTCCGGGCTGTCAGGGAGGAGGGGCGCGGCCCCTGACCATGTCCGCGGCTCAGCCCTCGATCACGGCCTCGGCCGCCTCGGCCTCGAGCTTTAGGCTCTGGGCGGCCAGGCCCAGGCCAGTACCCGCCCGCACAGCGGCGGCTACGTCGACGGCGCCCTGGCCCACCAGGTAGGCCACCACGACGCCCAGCAGGGCCTCGGAATTCTCCGGGGGGAGCTCGAGGCCGAGGAACGTGACACACGCCACGATCCCGATCGCCACCAGGGTGACCCACAACTTGCGCGATGCCAGCTTGCCCATGATCACGCCCTCCGAGCGGTGCGGCGGGCCTGGCGCCCGGCCTGGCGGTCAGCCCGGCGCACCCGGCGCTCGAGGCGGCGGGCCTTCCGGCTGGCCCGCCTCTCCTCGTCCATGGCAATCGAGATCACGACCTGGGCCAGCCGGGCGGCCATGTCGTCGTCGTGGTCCTCCAGGAAGGCGCCCAGCGGCCCGAGGTCCAGGGCCGAAAAGTCGATCAGGACGTCGACCACGTCCCCGACGATCGCGGCGGCCTGGCCAATGTCTCCCGTTCTCTCAATGGCCGCGTCGGCCACCGCCAGCAGGCCGGACTCCTCGGCAAGATTGTGGGCGGTCGCCAGGAGCCCCGGCTCCAGGGTCGTCAGATCGATCGGGTCCATTCTCAACTCCTTGCAGTGCGGTAGCCGCGGTCGGCGTCCCAGGTGAGGACCTGGCCACTTCGCGCAAGCGAGCGGTACGGGTAGCCAAGGCTCAGGTGAATCCAGGTTGGCTCGGTGGCCTTAGTGCCCTCGAGGATGAGCTGGCCGAAGCGCAACCCAGAGCCCTCGATCCAGCGGAACACACTAGCCAGGTCGACGCCGTGGACGTGGAAGTCGACCGCCTCCCCGAGCTGGTGCTGGCTCGTTTGACTCCCGCCGATCGCCCGGTTCAGCCCGCTGCACCGATAGCCACTATGGATGATTACCGGCGCCCCGAAGTGGTCCCGGATCGGCTGGAGGTGCCCAAAGGCCTGCACCTTGAGCCGGCAAAGGACCTGGGGGGAGCCCGAGGCCTTCGTGTGGTTGATCGTCTTCCACGCGGACTGCGCCGTCTGAGTGAGCTCGGCCAGGCTGAAATTGGGCGCCAGGTGGGTCAAGGGGTGCGCTCCAGGACATCGGCCGCGCAGCGGTGGAGGTCCTCGGCGGCGGCCTTCACGCGCTCGAGCGCGGATCTGAGATCGACGCAGTCAGATCGATCACGGCTGAGCTCAGGCTCTGCAGGGCCGAGCCCATCGCCCGTTGATCCGCCTCGAGGGCCTGGAGCCGGTCCACCAGCTCCGTGTGGCGGTCCTGGTGGACCACCTGGAGCGGGACGTCTCTGTGGTCTCGAGGGTGGGCCGCCTGAGCGACCAGATCCGCCAGCGTGGAGAGCTGCCCCCGGAGCTCGTGGAGCGAGACCTCCACAGGTGAGATCGTCGGCTCCGATGAGCGATCCCGCCCGAGGCGGGCCTGTGCCATCGGCAGCCCTTTCCAGGCGGCCAGCATGGCGGCCAGCAGGGAGGGGATCCCCACACCGAGGGCCCAGGCTAGCGTGGTCATCCATGGGTCATCCGGGGCAGGTGGGGCAGGTGGGGCGGGGACGTCCTGGCCACGGGCCAGGGAGATGAGCAGGGCCAGCACGGGGCCTCCGAGACGGCATTAGGGGACCCCTAGGCAGGACGGGACGGGGACGGCCTGGGGCGTCTCACGCCCCCGACCACGGGCTGTATCAGATCAGATCCAGTGATACTCCAGAGTACAGTCTGCCCAGGTGACCTCTGAGGCAGGTGAGGCGCCCTTTTGGCCAAGGGCCACGCCCAGATAGACGTCGGTGAATGTGCCGGTGGCAGCGGTGAGCTCAGCGAGCGGGAGCTCATCGGATGCCCCCTTGGCCACGCCCAAGGCACCCCGGGCCTCGGTGCCGTTGAAGTAGGCGAACAATTCCGTCGTGTATGGGCCGACGCCCAGATTAGGTGCGGTGGCTGTGGGAGCAGTCCCGATCCGCTCGCATGCTCCGATCCGCTGGGTGGGGGTGCCCGTCTGGGTCAAGGAGACGTGGTAGCCCTCGGTCACTGCCAAGCTGGCATCCGGCGCCACCACGATCGAAAGGCTCGCATAGCTCCCGCCCGGGTCCTCGGTCGGAGCCGTGGGCACCGTGAGGACAGCGTGCAACGTGCTTTTGCCCGCCGGGGCGGCGTCGATGATCTGCAGATTGATATAGCAGTCGAGCGCGGCGTCGATGAGCCCATGGGTGGCGGCCACGACCAGGGTAGACGTGGATCCAAGGGTGGTGTCCCCGTGCTTCATCGCGGTATTGGCCTCGGTGCCCAGGCTGAGATCCAGCGTGGTCATGCCCGAGGCAGCTGCCGCGGCGGCGCGGTACTTGTAGCCGGCCACCTTCAGCGCTCAAACATGATGTGGGCGAAGGCCGTATTCGTCGAGGCCGCGAGGAACACGATGGAGTTATCGTCCGGCGCCTGCACCGCCCAGACATAGGCCCCACCCGATGCCACTGGCATCCAGTCGTCGCCCTTGCTGGCGGCATCGGTGCCCGCGAAAGTCACGAAGCCAGCGGCGTCGGTGGAGTCGTCGTTTTCCTTAAACGCCACCGTCACGAGCCTGGCCCAGTCCGGCAGCGTCACCTTCGTCAAGTTGTCGGCCGTGGCGGCGAGAGCCACCCGCATGCATTGGCGCGGTGGCGTCTGGGCCGAGAGGTCTACAGCCATTGTCTGAGCTCCGGGGGCGTGGAGTCCGTTCTACCGAGGGCCACGTCCTCGAGCTCGGGGACCGGCGGCTCGACCCACATAGGGATCAGGGCGCCCATGCAGGCATCCTGCTCGAGGCCGACCTGGCCAAGCCGGACGTCGGCCCGGCGGTGGTGGTCGAGAAAATTCAATGTGACCGACCGGATCACGATGTAGGCATAGTTGCTCAGGCTGCTGAGCTGGGGATCGAATGGCCGGCGCCCACGGTTGCGGGTCAGGAAACCCCGATAAATCTCCTGTAGACAGTCCTCTGGATCGAGCCCTTTGGCGCTGACCAGGTGGGCGAAGCGTGCCCAGAACTGCCGCATAATCAGGCCACGCTGGTCGTCGTCATCCAGGTCGACACCTGGGGCACCCGCCGGGGACACAAAGCGTGGTGGGGTCAGGTGGGGAGCCGCATCGGGCCGCCGCTTGCTGGTCACGGTGTCAATGGGTGGCCATTATCCCGATAGGTCGGGCTCAGCCAAAAGCTGACCGAGTAGCCCATCCATGAGATCACCACCCGCCGTGGTGGACTTTCGCCCGGTAGATACGGTGCTGAGCAGGTGGACAAGGTCAGAGGCCTGGAGGCCTGACGTCGACCAGAGCGCGAGGTCTGACTCCTTCCGGGCCAGCATGTAGGCCATGACCGTGACCCGATGCTCTCGGGGCAGCTCGTGTAGCCACTCAGGATCCCCACCCCCGTAGAGCAAGCCGGCCTCTATGGCGAGGAAGTCCAGCCGGCCCCCGGGGGTGGTCAGTTTCCCGACTGCTCGGCGGCCTCGGTGCTCTCGGCCATCCGTGACCCCAGCTCCCCTATGAGCCGATTGACGAGCATCATCACACCGGACAGCTTGACCCCGTGTTCCTGGAGCTCGTCGATGACCGAGTCCCCATACTCTCGCCAGGCCTGGCCCTCGAGCACGATGGGAGCTGCGCCAGCCGTCAGATCGTATCCGCGGTTGTACCAGCATGATCCGATCGCATAGCCGGCGACGTCGAGCAGCTCGACCAGCCGATCGAGGCCATCGCCCTCCTGGAGGGCCTGGAGCAGGCCGACCATTCGAGCCGCCTTGCCATAGCTCGGGAAGCGGAACTCAAAATCCCCGAGGGGCTCCCCGAGATCCACGGCGAAGTACCGATCAGAATCGGGGATGGTGCGGACGGTCGAGCGCGGGGTCATGGGTGTCCTCCTGACCTGTGGTTATCGTGTTTGCTTCGGCCTCCGGGCCGCCTTTCGCGGGGGCGCCTTGGCCTTGAGCGGGCGGACTACGGCAGCCGCCAGCCGGCGGCGGGCGTGGTGGTATAGGTTGCCCCCTTCGGGACAGTCCAGGACCAGGGCCTCGACGCGCTTCAATGACACGCCCAGACGGTCAGCGATCTGGGGAAGGCTGGCCTGTGCCTCCCGTCCGGCCATACGGACCCGGCTGATAGCCGCCAGGGTCTCGGGGGTGTGCTGAGTCCTGGGGATGATGGGCATAGCCACCATTTTGACCTGACCACCTGGGCCCAGTGCAGTCTTGACCACCACGTCCCAGTCATGGCCGTCGTAGAGGTGCTTGCGCTTTTGGAGCAGCCACTTCACCCGGGCTTTGATCTCGAGGTCCTCGATCCCCCGACTACCGACGATCCCAGGGCCTAGACGGGATCGGGCTGGCTCTCTCCAGCTCGGGTGCAGCTCCGTGAGCTCCGCCTCGATCTCGAGGACCTGGTCCGCGAAGCGCTCCGGGGGCAGCGCGGCCCTGAGATGAGCCGACGGGAACACGAGGGCCGCCACGAGCGGCTAGGCCAAGGTCGGTCTGATGTCGCTGTGACTGACCCAATTAACGGAGGTGGTGTCCGGATCTCCCTCTGCGAAGGAGTAGTCGAAGGAGCAGTCCGTGATCGTGATGGTGTGATCCGCGCCGTCTCCGTGATCGGATCCTTCGATCGAGAGCCGCAAGTCCAGGGCAAACACCTCTGCCGTCGCGCCGATCGTGCTGACCCAGGGGGCCGTCGAGACGTACCCGCTTTGATTCAGAATGTCGAAGAGGGTGGCCACACCGGCGTCGGTGGCGTCCCTCCAATAGGCCGAAAAGGACCCACTAAGCCCGGTATCGTCCCCGTACCTGGTCGACGTGACCAGGCGCCCACGGTCGAGGAAGTCTAGCCGGCTCTCCTGGGTCGCGGACATCGTAAAGTCACCCGGCTCGGCGCTGAGATCGATCGTATTACTGCCGCCGAAGCCTGCAGCATCGGCCAGGCTGATGAGCCCGTCACGCTTGGTTTTTACGACGGCGCTGTAAGCCATGGGATCTATCCGGTGGAGGCTGTGGGGGAGGTGTTACCGACGCTACGCCGAGCGGCCCAGGAGCAGCACGTCATAGTCGATGGTGTCTGATCCTGGGTCGATCGTGATGGTGTCCCCAGTGCCCGCCACGGGGGTGACACCGTCCACCGGATCGAGCCACACGAAGGTGGACCCAGGGCCGATCTTGATCAGATCACCAGAGGCGCCCCAGAGCCCTGTGATGGGGTTCGAGCCGCCGCCGATGCTCAGGATCTCGGTGCTGGTGGTGGACTTGTTGCGGACCAGGACCCCGCATAGCGTGACGAAGCTGCCGGCGTCTCCTGTCAGGACCGAGGACAGCCCGCCGAGGACATCGATCGCCACGGCCGAGCCAGCCGCCGAGCCGCTGTCTGAGTAGACACGATCGAAGGTCGAAGCTGTCGAGCCGGGCCCAAAGAAGGAGCTAACCGCGAGGTTGTGGGTCATTCGGCTAGTGCCGAGATCGTTGGCCTCCTCCTCCTTAGCCTTGAGGACCAGAGAGAAATCGGTCTTGACGGTGCTGGCCATGGGTCATCCGAGCGGGGGGGGGTACTACCGAGCGAACACAGAAGGCTCAAACAAGATCAGCTGACAGCTGAGCGAGTCTTGCCCATACGATATCGAGCCCACCAGGCCCAGCACGTCGGTAAGGTGGAGGTCTTCGTCGGTCAGCGTGACCACGTCACCAGGTCTCAACCAGTCCAGCGATCTGGGCAACGAATAGAGGATCTCGCGGCGAGGGTGGCTGTGCCGGCGGGCCAGGTCCTGCAGGACGGCGCCAGCTGTCGCCGGGTCATAGATGACCGAGGCCTCGAGGGTCATCGATCGTTTGCCGAAGGTGGCCGCTGACCGGCGGCACCAGAAACCCGGGGACGTGTTCGGATCCTTGCTCGTGTATCGGTCACCGTTCAGCGTTCGGTATCGGCTGAATCCTCCCGTCTCCACATTGGGCGCATAGCGGATCGTCAGGTCGTTGTAGACCTCGGCGGTGGACGTGTAGACAACGGCACCCTCGCGGGTGCAATTGCGGCCCTCCTCCAGGGCGTCGACGGCCTGGTCGAAGGACAAGGCACGGGCCAGCCAGGGCACGACAAAGAGCCCGTCTGGACCCGTGCCCACGGTCACCGGCAACAGGGGCAGCACCTCGGACAGGAGCCAGGCCCAGGGGCTGGAAGGCCCGTTAATGTAGGTGTCGATCTTGTAGCCGTCGAGGATCGATAGTTCACTGGTCCGGCTGTGGTCGATCCGGAGGGAGGACTCACCGAGGGCCCACCGAATGACATCACCGGCACCACGAAGGGCACCCGCGGCAAAGGGATTTTGTAGCCCGCCACCCGAGGCCGGATCCCAGACGGTGAAGAGCTGATCGCCCTCCTGGGGACTGTTGGACGTGGCGTCCGGCTCGACGTAGGTGACGGGCTGGCCCAGGACGTCGACCGTGTGCACGAAGGTGGTGGTGGTGAAGGTCTTTGCGTCGTCGGTGGCATTGTAGATTTTGACGCTCGTAACGGGGGCTGTCCCACCACAGATCAGGATCCAATGGTCCCCCGTGGCGGTCCCGCCCGAGGCATCACGGCGGACCAGCAAAGCGGGTGAGCCCGGGATCTGATCGCTCAGACTCGCGGAGGTGGTGCCGACACCCACGGCCAGGCCCGGCGCCCCGATCACGATCGGGTAGAACGATCCCACGATGCCGGGATCAGGGCCAAGGGTGCCGGTCTCTGCCCAGGTGGTCCCCGTCTCGACCACCCAGGACGCCGGGGGCTTGACCGTTAGATCGTTGCCCGGGTCCTCGACGAGGGCAAATGTGAACAGCTCACCGAGCGCAGCATAGGCGGGCTCGTCAATGATGCCCGAGAGCACCACCCGCCGGGACTCCCAGGGCTCGCCCTCATACCACTGGGCGAGCTCGCCAGCCGCCGCAAAGAGCGCCGCACCTCGGGCCACGTCCTGAGCGAGATCGAAGTCGAGCAGGGCTTCGAAGGACAACGATCGGGCGGCTGGCATGGACGCCCAGAGATCGAGCGCTCGGTGGTAGTTGGCGGGTCCGAGCCCGCCCGTGAAGACGTATAGCTCCCCATCAGTGCCCGTAATTGTGACCGGCCCGTCTGTGCTGAGTCTCACCACCCGGCCCCCGATCGTGATGGTGACGAGCCACCGATAATGATTAGCCAGGGCGCGGAGTGCTGGCCGGAGCTCCGGCACCTAGACCTCCTCCTCGAGCCGGACACCGTTGAGGGTGACGACCTCGGACGTGTTCTCCGTGCCGAGCCGGGCTTGACGGCTCACCGTGGACATGAGGCGGGCATAGACGCAGCCCTCACGGCTGCTGATCTTCGTTTGCTTGTCGCCTCCCGTAGTCTCGGGGATGCGAGGAACATAGACCACGGGCCGAGCTGCACCGCCGAGGTCTCGGATCAAACCTTCGATCAGAAGTGGAGCCCCATAGCGATCCGCCACCGGGGGCGCGGACACCGAGCGCATGCTCACGAAATCGGGATCGGGGGTGTCCCCTGAGATCGCGGTCAAGTCCACCTCAGACCACCCAAAGGTGACGGCACGCCGAGCTGGGCCCAGGGCCTTGCCTGCTCGAGCTCCGGCCTGGTCCTGCCGAAGGCTGTAGTTGGGTGCGGTCTCAATGACCCGGCCTCGGGCGTATTTGTGACCGAGCAGGGCTACGGCGCCCATCAGGACCACACCGATCTCGAAGTACCCGTCTGCCGTGGTCGTGGCCGGGATCCTGAGCGCATAGCGGGAGTAGGTGGTCACGTTCTCGTGGAGCAGGACCAGGGCTGATGGGTGCCATAGCTCCACCGTCGCAGTGGCTCCCGCTGGTGCTGTGCCCTCAAACCGGAACTCGGGCCGCTTCGTGGTCGAGTCCGTGTAGCTGCCCTCGGAATTCCAGACGATCCGGCGGACGTCGCCACCATTGAAGCGGGCATAACCACCCACGAATTCCCCGAATTGGACGTAGCGGGCGTCGACACTCGCGCCCGTGTCGACCGTGACGGTGTCCCCCGTCACGATGCACGCCACACCGCTCAGGCCCTGGTCGGCCTGGAGGGTGGCCAGGGTCACCCAGGCGGCCCCGTTCCAGCCGAGGAAGGTGGCCACAGGGAAGTTAATCCCGCCGAGGTATAGGCCAATTGAACTATTGCCAAGGGTGCTGGCCAGGGTCAGATCCCAGGAGAACGTGTGATCGGTGGTGTCAGTGCTTCGCCAGCGGCGTGTAGGCGTAGCGCTGATGACCGGGTCCAGGGCGTCGACCGGATAATCAAACCGCGGCGCGATCTTCCAGGTGTCCCCCCGGGTGGCCGGGCCTGATGTGCCCCGGATGGTGAGCCCCTGGTCCAGATACAGGAGGTGAGGCGGCACAGGCAGCGGCGCTCCATAGAGCACCATCGGCCGCTGGGCCAGGGTGTCCTGGCTCAGATCGTCAAAATAGCGGCCCTGCTCACCGGAGCCGGCATCGGCCACCCAGTGGAAGAAGGTCCACTCAGAATCTTGAACGGCGAAATTGCCCCAGTCAATGAGATCCCCGGGGGATGCCCCAGCCGTCAGGGTCGTGGCCGTGATTAGCTGGGTCCAGGCGTCGGTGGCTGGCTGGCGGCTGTAGAGCGTAACGGAGCAGTCGGCGGCGCCCGTGTTGCTCTTCCGGAGCGCCAGCTTGAAGATCGTCTGCGAGCCGAGCCCGCCCGGGGTGACGGTCCCCACAGCGGAGCCGGCGTGGACGTCCCAGATCCTGATCTGGGTGGCGCTGAAGCGGACTTCGATCTCGAACGTGCCGAGGATGACATTGACCCCGACATTGAGGGCAGCCACCGAGCCGGCCGAGGAGAGGAACATCCCGAAATAGCAGATCAGGCCATCGGCCGCGGTGCCAGCCGGGACGACACTGTAATGGGTTGTGCCTGTCGGATTTAGACCGATCGGGGCGGTGCCACTCGGGATGACAGCGCCGCCCGTCTTCGTCCACCCGAAGTATTCCGGGGCCTCTGTGGCGATCCAGGTGCCCGCCTCGGGGGACGTGGTCGACCCGAAGCCGCGGTTGGTAGTCGGATCCTGCTCCAGGATCCGGGGCTGACAAAGAGTGTTCCAGCCCCCTGTCTCGGCAATTATGAACTTGTGATCCGTCAGAGGCAGGGTGCCCGAGCTCGCGGTCTGACCGAGCAGCCAGCAGGCCCGGCCGGCGGCCTCGGTGACCTCCCAGGCGAAGACCTCTTCGGTGCTGTTCCAGTTCCAGACCTGCTCGAGGTGTGCCCAGGTGGAGCCACCGTCCCGGCTCTTGTAGATATCGATCCCGTCCGTCTGGTCGAAGGTAACGTAGTGGCTGCCGTCCTGTGACGTGTAGGCGACCAGGTGATCACACAGGATCGAGCTGAGCACCGTGACCAGCTCCCCGTCGAGGTAGCCCATGTAGGGGGAGCTCAGACGGAAGATCAAGATCCGCGAGGCGGCCTGGTCCTGATAGACGAGCATGAACACACCGCTGACCCGGTCGACCAGGACGTCCATATGACGAGGGCCAGCCACTACGCCGTCGGCCTGGTCATCCTTGACCAGCACGAAATTTAGCCCGGTGTCGTCCGAGGCATATTGCAGGAAGCCACGCTTCGTGCCCAGGCTGACCCAGTCCTTTTCTATGAACATGAGGACCGCGCCGGCCGAGTAGGCCGCCCGGAGCTTGTAGACATTGATACTCGAGAGATCGAGGACTCCGTCCCAGCCGAGATATTGGGCTGTCCGCCAGGTGGCCCCGTCGTCGTCCGAGTAGGACGCCCAGAGCTGGGTCGAGCTCGTGTTGGCATCGATCTCGAGCGCGATGTAGTAGGCGATCACACGGCCAGAGGGCAGGACGATCGCATCTACCAGGCTATCGGCCGCGGTTGGGTTCTCGTATGTTCCGGCATCGGCGTCGATCGTGGCCACCCTCTCGACCACCACCACCGCCGCCGCCGCGGTGTGGGCCTCCGGGTCATACTTGCGGGCCAAAAGCTGGTTCTGATTCCAATAGAGAAACAGGGCCATGTCATCGGCGGTGGACACGGACGTGTAGTTGACCCCGGTGGAGGCGTCCCGGTTCAGCAGGCTGTCAACGTGGAGGTGTCCGGGGACGTTGGCTGTGTTCCATCCCCGCCAGGCGGTCCCCGTCAAGGCGTCCCGCCTGACCACGGTGGCGTCGGAGCCGGGCATTCCGCCCTTGAGCACCTTGACGTGGTAGGACTTAGTCGCGGACTGGTCGCCCAGGGCCTCGAGGCTCAGGCTCGGGCTAAGGTCCCCGGCGGTGGAGCTCGTGACGGCCACCTCGTCCTGGTCAAATTCGGGCACACCGGCGCGGGGTCCGGCCTGGGTGTAGTCACTGTTTCCTAGGACAGCGTCATTGGCGCGTAGGTTGGCAGTCTTGATCCGCTCATCGGGGATCAACAGTCCGATATAGGGGCCATCGGCAGCACGGTCGCCCATTATCCATACACCTTGACGCGCCCAATAGGTGCGCTGTTGAGGGTCGAGAGACTCCCACCTGACCTAATGTTCGTGCGGAACATGCGATCGAAGGCCAGGTGGCCATCACGAAGATCGAGGGTCACGACCTGGGCACCGGACCCCTGACCACCGGCGGCCTGGTGGGCCTGTCTCAGGAGCTCTTGAGGATCCGCCGCCGCGATGACCGTATCACCGGCGGCAAACCGGGCCGTGAGCCCCGTTAGCGGCGCCCGGATGGGGCCGGGGGTGTCCCCGAAGGTCTCCGTGGTCTGTGCCCCCGGGCTGAGCTCGGTGAGCATGTCCTCGAAAAACCGCCTGATGTTCTCAACGAAGGCTTCGGCCAGGGCCACCGGCAAGTCAATCAAGAGGGCCTCAGTCAAGGCCATGGAAATCTCGGGAAGCCGGGGGACCAGCTCCGTTAGCACAGCATGGATCAGACTGATCGCCAGGTCCGGCAGGGCATCAGCCAAGGCGGCCAGGACGGAGGGCAGGGCGTCGATGACCGCCAGGGTGATGTCGGGGATCTGAGCGATAAGCGCACCGCCGATCTCACCCACCGCCTCGAGAACAGCATCGATCACCGTGGGCAGCGCATCGAGGACAGCGCCGACGATCATGGGCAGCTTAGCTATGATGCCGTCAAAGAGGCCGGGCAACAGGTCCACCACCGTGGACACCAGGCCCGGCAGCGCGGCCACGAGCTCGTCAATGACCAGTGGCACAGCATCGGCCACCGCTCGGACCACTGACGGGATCGCCGCGATGAAAGCGTCGATCAGCTCAGGGAGACCGGCCACAAAAGCCGCGAGGACCTCGGGCAGGTGCTCGATGAAGACCCGGATCGTCTCCTGGCCGCCCTGGATCATCTCCTCGACAATGGCCCCGACGTCACCACCCTCCGCGGCGACGGTGCCCAGGTCGGCCAGGCTAAACCCTCCAGCCAGCTGGAGGAACCGATCAAACATGGAAAGGGCCCCAGAAATCGCACCGCTCAGGCCAGAGACAGCACCCACAGCCGTGGTGGCTCCGGTCTCGAATTTCTCCCAGAATGATCGGACGACCTCGGGATCGAGCTCGACGGCCACCTCCTGAGCGGCCAGGCTCAGCTCGGTCATTCGATCAGACACCCGCCGGATCTGTGACTCGAGGAGATCATCAGTAAAGCCGGAGGCTTGCCAGGCGCCGCTCAATGCGGCCAATAGGCCGGTAAGCTGGTCGAATTCGCTCAGGGCCTCTTTAGGGACCAGGCGATCCACGGCGTCCGATAGCTCCCGCATCTCTCGAATCCACTCAGGCGGGATCAGATCGTCAGGGCTGTCCTCGATCTCATCATTGAGCCCGCGGCGAGCATCCCCGGCGGCTCGGCTGGCATCGAGGACAAAATCCAGGTCTGATAGGAAAGCGTTCCACCGCTCGAGCTCTTCGGCCAGGGCCTTGGACAGCCGCTCGGACTCGCGGGCCAATCGATCTTTGGCGGCGGCGGCGGCCTCCGTCTTCGCGGTCGCTTCGTCCTGAGCGGTGGCAGCGGCCTCGGTGTCCTCTCGGAGAGCTCGGGTCGACGCGGCGGCGTCGTCGAAGCGCTCCTGAAGTCGGGCGACCTCGGCTTTGAGCGCTATGATCTGCTTCTTCTTTTCCGCCCTCGGATCGATACCTGGACCTGCTAGGACGCTCCGTTGCTGATCATCGACATTGGCCAGGGCCTCCTCGAGCCGCCTCAAGTCGGCTTGCCGCTCTTTGAGCGTTGCCCGTAGCACCTCGGTGCTCTTTAGAAATTGCTCGTGAAAGCGGGCACGGCCCGTCGATAGATCGGCCTCGGCCTGGGTGAGGCTGCCCGTAGCTACAGCCAGATCACGCCGGGCTTGCTCGAGCCCTTCGGTGAGCGGCTTGAGCTGGTCAAGGATTTTCTTATTGGCTTCGCTGGCTTCCTTGCTCTTCACTTGCGCGGCGTAGAGTGAATACAGCCCGGCGGCAGCCGCGCCGAGGACCACCACGAAGGGGCCTAATAGGGCCAACATCGGGGTGAAGGATGAGCCCATGAGGGCCGTGCCCTTTGTGACTCCCTCGAGACCACCAGCCAGATCACCGGCGCCCATGAGCGCCTTTTCGAGCTCTGGGTTGATCAGCCCGATCGCTCCGGCCACCGCCTTAAGTGCTGAGTCGGTGTCTCCGGCCGTATCTCCCAGGCCTTTAAGGGCCTTCGTGCCCGTGTCAGACGCGGCCCGGTTGGCCTTGGCCACGGCCTTGGCCGATTTCTTTGCCGCTTTCTCAGCTTTCTGGACGGCCTTTTCGACCTGGATCAGCGTCTTTTGAGCGGCATCGGTGGAGAGGTTCGGCAGCTTGCCCAGCTCGCGCCGGAGCTCGGTAAGGTCAGCGCCAATTGAGACGGTGGTGTCGGCCATCAGCTCAGGATCCCCGCCTCTATGGCACGGGCCAGGACACCTGGCAGGGTCTTTTTGAGCTTGCGGGTGGCAGCGCTCGAGGGCTTACGCACGTGCGCGGTCAGAGGGGACCGGGGCCGGGTGGCGTCCTCCATTGACCCGACACGGGTAGACCTGATGTAGCGGGTATAGGGATATGGATTGCTTAGGACGATCTCCACCAACATCGAGTCAGGATGCACCCGTAAGGTGGTGGTCCAGGCGTCCCGGGACTTGCCCGATTTGACCGGCCAATTGACATCGATCTCGTCCTGGAGGATGGCGTCGGCCTCGGCCTGCATCTCATCAGCCACCGGGCCGAGCAGGGCGCGGATCTCGGCCTCGAGGTCATCAGCCAGGGGGCCGGTGATGGTGACCTCGGATCGGCCCTTTCCCACCTTGATAGACATTGCAGGTCCTCGAGCTCAAGCAAAGGTGAAGCGGTGGAACACCGTCAGACGGATCAGACTGATCACCCAGTCACCCGCCGGGGACACGGTGCGGCTCGGCACACTGTCGATCATGACCTGCAGGTAGGTAGCATCGAGATCGAGGAGAGCCCGGAGGACCTGGTGCTCGTGGTCGAGGCCTCGCCCATAGTCCCCGCTCTGATCGTCAGGTCTGAGCCGGTAGGCTGTCCGCACCTCGATCACGGTCTCGGCCTCTCCCTCATCCCCGACACGTCCCCGGCCGTCAAACTGCGCCAGGGTGGTGCGGGGGGTGCTGATGCTGTAAGAGCCCGGGATCAGGTGATCGGTAGACCGGCCAAAATGGTCAGGGACAACCCTAGAGCGGGTGTAGCCGGCATCCGTCAGGGCCGTGTCGAGCCGATCTCTGACCTCAGAGACGGTGAGGACGCCCTGCATTAGTGCCGGCCAGCGAGCCAGATCGTCGGCTGTGCAGCTCGACGGGTCGACGGCGTGCCCTCGTCCTCGTCATCGCTCGAAGCGTAGATGAAATTCAGATCGGCCCAGGCGTCCTGGTATTGGGCGCGGTAGGCGTCCGCCTTCTCCCCATAGGTCTCGTTGAGGCTCGTGGAAAAGTCCGCAAAGATCAGCGACAAGGTAAGCGTGAGGTGGGCATCTCTGAGGGCTGACGGGCTCAGGATGAGGTTAGGCCGGTCACCCTTGGCAATGAGGCGGCCCTGCAGGGTGGCCCACGCTTCGTCCAGGTAGGCCTGGAAGTCGGACACCGAGCTCAGCGGGCTGGCGCTGGTCGGGTCCAGAGACCTATGGCGGCGGAACAGGTCCGCGTCAGTCACCACCGGGTAAAGCACGTTGCGGATCAGACTCGCGTCATTGCGGAAGACGTGGGTGATCGTGTCAACGATGAGGGACCACTCCACCCGCCACCCTTCGCCATAGATGACCGTGCTGGCCGGCGTGTGGCTGTAGGTAGCGATCGACGCTGTGACGGTCACGCTCTGGGCGCTGACCTGCTCAGTGCCGGAGCCATCCCAGATCGTGATGGTGCTGCCGGCCTCGGTGGGCGCCACGAGCGCTCCGTCCTGCCAGAGAGGACAGGCCAGGGCGTTAGCGCGGCCACGCTCGAGCAGGTCCGGCAAGAGAAACCGGGCCGTGAGGGTGGAGGTGGCAGACCCGACCGCCATGATTAGGCGGTCTGACCGAGGATCGGCACCCAGGCACCGGCCACCCGCATGTAGACCGCGTCATCCCCGTTTGTGGCGTCCGTCCGCATGTAGAGGCTCCCGTTTGGATTAGACGCAGACGGGACACCGGCCCCAGAGCTGACCGTGGGCGCGGACGTGGCCGAGGCTCGGACGATGACCTCATTGACGTCGACGGGGGCGTCGACCTTGAAATAGGGGGTGGTGCTCATTGGGCATCCTTTGATGGTGGGGGGCTACGTGCTACCGAGCCCACGGGATGAGGGGACCAGCTCGGGCCGCCTTGAGGAACTGATAGCCGCACCTGTCGATCAGCTCGCGGTCAGCCGACCGGACCCGATCCTTTAGGGCGCGGGTGTAGCGGTCCCGGTGTGCGCTCCCGGTGGCCCGCGCATTGCTCGGGGGGTGTGAGCTCGGCGGCCGGTCCAGGAGTAGAGACCAGCCGTTCGACACCTGGGCCAAGTCTATCAGCCAGGCGGGGAGCTCTCCTAAAAAGGCCCGATAGGTCCAGCTCCAAAGACCGCCGGCGAGCTCGGGGGGGGGACCGGGTCCATAGGGGGACCACACGACGCCCGGGGGATCGGGGATGACCTCCACCGTCTCCGGACGGGTCCACCCTCGGAGGACAGCGTCAAAGGAGAGGTCACCGTTGCCCCATTGGGCAAGGGCTCTGTGCTGGCCCATTGCGTCGAGGTGCCCATAGAGGCTGGCATACCAGGACCATGGATCGCGGATCTGGGCGACTACCTCATGGGTGGGGATCAACCAGGCGGCCTCAGACGGGGGACCGTGTGACCCGTAGACCTTGGCAAGCCCGATCGCGGACCTGGTCCAATTCCCGCCCGTCTTCGGGACATTCGTAAAGAGGATCCGGTGCCCATCGACCAGATAGGGCACGTTAACGCTTGCCCTCGCGCCGGAGCTTACCGTCTACCCGTTGCATGGACTCGCGGGCCAGCTGGCGGGCCTTGCTGGCGGGGATGCCGGCGTCGACCAGGTCCCGTGCGTTGTCGTCCATCACACGCCGATCGCCTGCTTTCTCGCCAGGTGTTCCGGTGGTGGTGGGCATCAGTCCTCCAGGACGGGGGCAGCGGATCGGGCCTTGGCCTTCGCACCACGGCCCGAGGCCTTCGTCAGGGCGTCGACCTGGATCAGGAGCTGCCGGGCACGAATGGTCGCCCGGCCTCCGTGCTTTGCGCTCAAGGCCTCGGCCTCCTCCAGGTGCTCAGTGGCTCGCTCGAGTAAGCGGCGGGCCAGGTGAGGCGGACAGCCCGGCAGCTTTCCCGAGGTGACCAGGCCCGCCAGCCACTTTGAATAGCCGGTCTCGTCGGGCGCTGGGATGCGGTCACCCGCGTGGCAGGTCTCCCAGACGGAGACATAGGCCGTCCGGATCGTCTGTGACCCGTTGGGCCGGGTCTCGACGGTCGTGAGGTAGCTGTCACCACCTGGCCCCCATTCATAGGGGATCGGGATCCTGCCCTCCTCCTCGAGCTTCGCCCGGGTGGAGGCAAACCGGATCCGCTTGTCCTTGTCGATCTCGATCCGATTAACGCCCGCCAGGAGGGGCAGCTTTGAGAGCATCGGGACCAGGCGCCCGTCCATCACCATCCAGCGCTGCGGGCTGTAGACCAGGATATATGCGGGGGTCGCATCGATCCAGGGATGCCCGAGACCGAGATCCCGGGTGGCGAATTCGGGCGTGTACGAGGCACCGTTTGACGTGGTGGGGGCTAGCTGCTTGGCCATCTCGTGTCCTCCGAGATCAGGGGGCTTCGTAGTTCTACCGAGCGGCCAGCACGGAACGACACCCACGGCGGCAGCCCTCGGAGGACACCAGAGGATCCGCCGTGGGCGCCGTCAAGGGGCAAGGGGCTAAGCGTCGGAGATGACCGACACACCTGCACCGTCGATGGCCTTGGCCACACCGGCAGCATGCGACACGACGTAGGACGTGGCAACGTAGGTGCCCTGGCGGACACGCTCGAGCCGGGCGCGGCCCATGTCCACGATGTTGGGATCGGACTCCGGGGCCATGGCAGCGTCGGCCCAGGCCAGGCCACCGAGGGTGGTGATGAAGCCCGCCCGGTCGGCGGCTGTGTTTGCCGTGGGCACAGCGCTCGAGGTGTAGAAATCGATCCCGAGCCAGGTGCCCTTGTATGCGCTCTCGAGCCCTTGATTGATCACGCCGCCCATGGTCTGGGCAGGCAAGACACCGGCGCTCATTGCATCGGTCTCGAGGTCTCCCCATTGCTGCGGGTGCAAGACACCGAGCATGGACCCGGAGCCCTTGGCGATCCCGATCGTGGTCTTGCCGTCAATGATGTCGGTCCACACCAGGTTGACCCCGGTGGATCCGACGTGGCTGCCGAAATCGTCGCCCACATTGGCCAGGAGCGAGATCAGCGTCTGAGCGACCGAGATCGCGGCATCGCGGGCAAACATGACGGGGTCCAATTTCCCGTCTGCGATGTAGCGGGCCAGGTCGTCGAGCGTGTAGCGCTTCGCACGGGTGGCGATCGTCACGTCGGTCGAGGCATCGGTCAGGGCCGTGTTGGCGACCTCCGACCCGGGCGTGGTAGCCGCCAGCAGGTCATAGCCGTCGAGGCCGAGGTGGGGCACCCGCACCACGGTGGAGCTGGGGCTCGAGGCGGTGGCGTGGAAGAGCGCCGGGTGGGTGAGGATGCTGCCGTCACGGTCGGCAAGCAACATCAGGAATTCGGCGGCCATTACCTCACCGGCAACGAGATCGCCAATTCCAGACGGGATAATTTCATTGGCCACGGGGGGCTCCAGGGATCAGAGGTGGAGCAGCCCATACAGCCCGTGACGTGGGCGACCCGTGGACGGCTGGGTAGTTCTACCGAGCCCTTAACCCTTCGACGGCTGGCGATAGCCCGCGGCCACGCTGAGATCTTTGTAGCGGCTCCAATTACCTGTCTTCACGCCGATCTCGCGGGCCTGGCGGATTGCATCGGCAGAGACCGAAGACGGTGCCCCGGGTGGCGTGACCGATACCGCAGGCGGTCTGGGCGGCGAGCTCGGCGGCTGACCTGGTGGGACGGCGGCAGCGGGTGGGGGGCCCCCACCGAGGAACTGACGCAGGGCAACAGGCGCAGAGGCGGGATCGCCCTTTAGGGTTGCCAACCAGTCCCCGATCGTCGGCCGGTCAGACTCGGCCAGCTTCGACCAGGACCACTCGGCCAGCTCCACCACCTCCGGATCCGTCACACCCAGGGCCGCGCCGATGTCGCGGTAGGAAACAAAGCGGGCTTCAGCGGCGGCCGTCGCGGCCTGGGCCTCGGTCAGCTGGCCCGCCAGCGTGTCGACGTTGGCGGCTCGCTCGAGCGCTGTACTTAGATCCGCCTGTAGGGTCTGGACCTGGGCCTCTAGACCTTGCTTTGCGTTGACCACCCGCTGGAAGTGCTCATAGCCGACCGTCTTTGCTGTGCCATTCTCTGGCAATGGGGCCGGGGGGGTAGTGGCTGGCGGTGTGGTGGTGTCGGGGTCAGGCATTGCGGGTGTCCTCCGGCGTGACTGTAAAGCTTCGGCCTACGGTGCCCATTACCCGATCGGCAGTAGCTGGCGCCATATTGAAGAATTCGGTAAGCATGGCCACACCAGCGTCACGGGGCAAGGCACCGAGCGCCACACTCTGCACGATACCCTGGGCGGCTGTGACCTGGGCCCCATTGAGGGCCGTGTCCGCCACCTTGCTGACATCACCAGGCAAGCCAGCAGGCAGACCCACCAGACCTGGCTCGAGATCGGCAGCAGGATCCGCGAGCTCGGCATCGCCCAAGCTGATCAGCATCAGGGCCTCTTTTGCCTCTTCACGGCTCAGGCCTTGGTTAAGTTCCATGTAGGCCGAGACCTTGTCCATTAGACCAGCCTCGAGCCGGGTGGTGATGCTGTCGAGCTCGGCACGCTGCTCGGCCGGATCCTGGGGTAGGGACTTGTAGGCTATCCGCCAGCCGTCGACCGGGCCGCCTAGTAGGCCCGCCGTGAGGGTGATGAGCTGCAGGTCCGAGCGCATGAACAGCGGTTCATAGGCCCGCTGGGCCTCGCGCTGTGCCTCCCGGCTCACGGCCAGGCTTGCGGCGGATCTGACATCGGACTCGCGCCGGGACACCCCCACGGTACCTAGGGCCATCTCGACGATCCGCCGCTCATAGCGCTCGATCGCGCTGAGAAAAGCGTCAGGATCCACCGGGCTCGTCCATTGCCCGACGACGGGCTGGCCGGAGCTGTCATCGGACTGTCGGAGCAAAAGCAGCGTTGCGGGGTCTGTGACCACCTCGGCGCGGCGGCCCTCCGTGGCGGCATCCAGGCCCACCGGCTCAGCCCCGATCGCGTAGCGCTGAGCCCAAGAGGCATCAGCGAAGGTATGGGCCAGCATCGTGTAGTAGACGCCCAGCTGGAGCGAGCCCTCGAAGACCTCGGCGCCGCTCCAGGCGTCGAAGGCGTAGCCGGTCTCGGCCGACGAATAGGCCACATACGGCAGCACAGCGCCCCGATCCGTCCACCATGGATAACTGTCACCCACCCGGACACCACCGAGGACACGCTCAGAGACATCGGCGCCCGACGCATCGATCGCCCGATAGCTGGGCGTCTGGGGATCGGTGATGAGCACCACCCACCGGGCCGGGTCGTCGGGGTCTCTGGACCACTCACGGACAGCCATGACCACGGAGGGCTGACGCGGATCTACGTCGACCTGGACCATGTCCGGCCACACTAGGCGATAGACCGGCTCCCCATCCACGATCGAAACATGCACAAGGCTATTATTGAGCGCCAGGGTGTCCCGCTGGATCCGGTTGGCCAGCTGCCAGTAGCCCGCCTCTGACATCGAGGCGGCCACGAGCTCCCCACCCACCGGGGGCGTGACCTCGGGCACCTGGCGATAGAGTCCGGCAAGCTGTGAAAAGACGTGACGGGCCGGGTTTGCGGTCAGGTCTGGAGGCGGCCACGCTTCGCGCCTGACATTGCCCACCGTCTGAGTCAGACGGTCGATTATGTCCGGCTCGTGGAGGTTGTATAGGATTCGGCGTCGGAGCCGGGTGTGCTCGATCCGGCGTACCTCTGCCGGGTCCGAGGGCAGGGGCGGCGCTGTCAGGAGTGATCCATAGGTAGACATCGGCCCGTCTTACCGAGGGCCGTGTGTTCTCACCGTGGGCAGCTTGCCCCACCTCTGGGCCTCGGCCCAATAATCACGAAGGCCATACATCCAGGCGTCCAGGATGTCCTTTAGCGGGTGGCGGTCCCCGTAGTCCCATTGGGCCAGGCCCTCGATCAGGATCTCGCATTGAGGGTGGACTCGGACCCGATCCGCCGCGATGGCCCCATAGAGCCAGCGGCACCTGATGTCCTTGGATCGGCGCTGAGCGTTGGATCTGCCACCTCCCTCCTTCGCGCTCAGGATCCGAGGACGTAGCCGATTCTGATCGACGCGCTCCCGGCGAGCTATCCACCGGCCAAGCTCTCGATTTGAGGACATCACAAATCGGGACTTGACCGGATTGTCCCCGAGGACATGGTCCAGCTCGGTCCACCGGATCCCCCTGTCCTGGAGCAGCTTTAGGATCTTCCCGGCGAATACTTCCATGGTGGAATTGCCGGGGACCACCACCTCCCCGAGAACATACAGGTGAGGATGGATCCGGCCGTCTGACTCGGTGACCTGGTCGATCCCGGTCAGTACCGCGGCCATCCCATGATCTCGGTCTGCCGCCGCGTAGTCGATGCCCAGGGCGAGCTCGAGCACGGTGCCAGGCACCCGCCGGTTGACCATTGTTTCGGCGTTGAAGCAGTCAAAGAACTGGCCTTCACACCTGCTTTCCCACTCCCCATCCAGCCGGATCGGTGCATCGATCGGGTTCTCCAGCCGCCGGAGCTCGGTGATGAAGTCCGCGTCCCAGGGCGTCCCGTCCTTTGTCCGCCTCGGCCGCCCTGTCATCGGGCTTACCTGGCTCTCTGCTGTCAGCGGGTAGTGGTAGTCCTGGACCCGTCCGTCGTCGCAGAGGTCACGCAGCCATGGCAGCGGTGGCCCGTTGATCGGGGTCAGGGTCAGACCCAGGGTGCCCCCCGTGTTCCGGACTCGCGCTCTACATTCATCGAAGACCTCACGGGCCGGGGGCTCGTCGAGCAGTATGTAGGCATACTCGGAGCCGGCCAGGGCTCCGGCCCCCTGGGCATTGCTGTAGACGTGGATCTCGGAGCCGTTGCGGAACTCGACCACAGGACGGTGGCCCCTAAATCCGGTCCGGCTCGAGAACTCCGTCGAGGCAATGAGCTCTGTATTGGCCTGACCACCCAGCAGGTCCCACAGCACGCGCTGGATCTCAACGCTTTGCAGGATCGAAAAGCACACGAGGCTAAGGCGGACAGGGGCAGCGGGGACGGCCTTGTAGGGATGCACGCCGCGAGCCCTAAAGATCAGCTCTCCACACCCGGCCGTTGACTTGCCCATGCGGTTGCCCAGACGGAGCAGGGCCGGCTCTGCCGCGTCGTGACTCAGCCAGGCGACCTGGTAGGGCAGCCAGGCCAGATAGTCGACGGGTGAGCGAGCGGCCCGAGTAGAGAGCGCTTGCGCGGCCCGAGCCAGGCCCGTGAGGTCCACTACACGATCCGCAACTTGCGCCCGTTGAGCTGGTCATCACAGGCGGCGGCGAGCTGGGAGACCAGGGTATCGGGCAGAGACCGGATCGCGGCATGGACCACGGCTAGGATCTCCTCATCGGTCGCTTCGTCGAGGCCGTCACCCTTGGCCGCCTTCGCGGCCAGGTCTCGGGCGGCCTGGATCTCTCCCTCCAATTTGGCCATCGATCCGGCAGCCGCATAGCTGCCCGCCTCGGTGGCGATCCGTCGAAGGCGCTGGATCCTGATGAGCGGATCGGACTCAGCCTCGGCCAGCCGCTCCCCCACCAGGCGGGCCAACTCCGTGCGGAGGGAGGAGACCGATTTTCTAGCCGCCACCGCTGGCGTAAACGATCCCCGGCCCTGGGC